TACGTTGTAGTTCCGAGCGAAATCCACGCAATTCAGATGTTTGTTGTCTAATCGCTCGCAATGTTGCAATCTGACTAGACATTACTTCTTCATGACGCTCCGTTGCTGTAGCGCCAGTTACTCGTCCTCTAAATCTATCTAGCGCTTCACCGATGCTTTCAACATTGCCACGCAACTGGCGCACAGTTTCGTTAAATCTATCGAGTACAACTCGGTTGCGCTCGACATCTACATCGCTTCCTCGAAGACCATCACGAAACTCTTCGAGAGATGTATGAGCATCTTTAGCTCCTTCGCGTACCTTGCGTAACCCAGGAGCAAGTTTGCTGGAGAAAAGGTCAACGCCGCGGATAATGACCGATATAACGTGTTCGCGATTTATTTTACTACCGCCTAAGTTTGATCGACGTCATTATCTCCACCATATGGCTTGGTGCGTAGAGCTTCTAGCTCTTCTTCGCTCAGTTTTTCATCAACTTCTGGCATATTAATTGCTGCAAGGAATGGATTATTCTCATCTCTTTCTTCTTCGCGAACAGCTCCATAAAGAGTAGTTAGTGCTTCTTCGTAATGCTCATCAATGCGTCGCAACATCTCTCCGCGCAGATCTTTTTTAGAGGAATCATAATTTGGATTTGCATAAAGTCCTGTCACCATTGATTCGCGTCTAACATGCATCTCCTCTGCTACCTCTCTTCGAGAAAAAGCGGCATAAAACGATTCGAAACGACGCCAATACCATGTAAGCAGATCCTCTACTGTCTCGCCATGCGAGGCTGAGTACGCTTCGAGCGCGTCGATCGCCGTGATTCTCGGTTTTCCTGTTGCGGAGTGATCCCTCTCACTCGCTCGATCATCGGTTGAATCCGTTCGACGAAAAAAGTCTTCAACACATCCATATTCTGAGCTACGAATGTTTCTAAGACTGCGAATCCTTCGTCGTCAGAAAGACCGCCTTCATCTGGATGCAAATCAAGTAGATCAAAAAATAGCTGACGTTCATCTCGAGGAACGCCTAATGCAAGTGCGTATAGTTCGCGGATAAGTTCAGGAGCATAAGTAAGTAAATGTCCTGCTACTCCTAAAACTCTATCAACATCGCTACTTGTCTCACCAGTGTTCTCTATCACGTCAAAGACATCGTCGAATGAAACACCTTCTTGTCGCGCTTTCACCATCATGCGTCCAAGTAGACCAACGAGTTCAAGCTTTCCCATATAGCTAAGTGGGCGCTGACGGTATGTTCGTTGTAGTCCTGATGGACCAAGTAGAATCTCCCTAGTTTCAACTACGGGAGAAATGCTAGCCAGCGTTTCTGTAATATTCTTTACCGCTTCGCTGCCCTCAGTCACGTTTCTCCTCTCAAAATACTCTTGGTATAAAGAAGAATTTTCTATCCAATTCTGCGCTCAGCATACGTAATCGCGCTGGTACATAAGTACTGCCAACGACCATAATTGCTTCTCGCATAAATGGGTTTGGTTTCTGTCCACGAACCCAGCGCGCGTATACAACTTCTCCGCTTGGCTTCACGAATCTCAGCACGCCCCCAGGACGCGCAGGAAAGATTGGTGTTCTATGCGCTCCATAAATACCTGTGCCTTCGTGATGCCAGATCCCGTGACGAGGATGGCGCCGCAGCCCTACTCGCAACTCCCACGTAGATGGTCTTAACTTCGTGACTCGAGTCTCATCAATCCCGCGTTCAACAAGTGCTCCACTCCGTTTACCAGCTCGACGACGAGCTTCTTTTCGAACCTCATCGCCTATGTCTTCCAATGCTTTCCTAATCAGCAGACCACGTTCATACTCTCCTGTTCCACTCAGTTGTCTTCCGCCAACGCCGCGGCCGAAGAATGCTGTACCACCTATTTCAATAAAGTAATCTGGCATAACTATTTATTGCATAAAGGGAGCGCCCGCCTTGTGGCGGACGCTCCCGGTCTTGCTGAGCCCTACCATCAAGGTAATCCTCCCGTCTGACTGCCTTTGCTAGTCTGCGGGGAGTGAGTGCGCCTTTAGCTGCACCCGCTCTATATCGTTTAGTTTTTTGCGAAGAACAAATGCATTGTGGGTTCAGTTAAGTACTAGTCCTGGTTGAAGATGACTCCCAACCGGTCTTTCTCGTCAGCGATTGACGAGTCAGCCAATGCACGGAAGCGCACAGGAATCGTCTGCTGATCACCAGTCTTCGCATACGTAATCGTTGATTCTTGCGCAGCTCGCTGCGCCTTCCTAAACACGAATGCACGCAGCTTGTTATTCGTTCGCTGATGAACAACAGCCATCATTCTCCGCGTATAGGTACGCGGTTGACCAAAGCCCATCCGTGACTCACCACCGCTGGTGGAAATCGTTCCACCCTCCCAGGCAACCTGGAACCTCGCTAGCGTCACTTCAGCAAGTGCAGTTGCAATCGAGGCTTCCCATGAAGTCGGCTGTGAATCAATTTCGCCGTAGAGCTGATCAACGTCGAAAACTTCTTCCGTATTGTTGACAGTGATTGCTACACCCGTCTTCGTTGCGCCAAGATCGTTCCAGTTTGTCATCGCGTTATAGTTAGACAAGTTGATGACCTGACTGATGTTGGACGGAAAGCTCACTGTCAGTGCAGCCCATAGAAAGCGGGCGGCACCACGAATGAAGGTATCATCTGAGATATCTACTCGATGGAAATCAGGCATACTCTTTACTCACCTCCTCTTTTACTCTCGCTTGTTAGCACAAATTTAGTCATACAACTTCTCAGAGTAATACTGGTTTATAGACCATATAACGAAGTCTAGCCCCTTGCCAGAACCACTCCGTTCCTACCCCCAGCTCTTCCGGCCTTGTAAAAACATCACTCAACTCAACTGTCGGCGTATTCACAATCCTAACCACTAAACCGTCTAAAGTGGCGCGTTCAGAGAGAACACGGTGAATTGCTTCTAGTGTGCGCTGGGCTCTGCTGTTTACTTCTTCTTCGCTCGTGAGCGATTTGACCATAACTTCTACATCGAGATTAACTTCGAACTCATTTATATGATCAGCATCACTATCTGCGAATGGCGCCGCTCTATAAGCAAATGCACAAGCATTTGGATAAAGATCAACGGAGGCTTCAACTAGTGAAGGAATTCTTCCGTGATAGAAACTTCCGTCAGGAATTGGTTCGAGTTCGACTGAAAAGGCGGGAATTCCCATATCAGTTGCAAACTGTCCATCACGAACTGTCCATTCAGCTTCAATGTCGGACAAAGCATCATTCAAATCCTGCTTTAAAACGACAATTGCTGCTCTACCAATTACTTCAAGCCCAAGTTCAGTACCGACTAGCATGGTCATCGCTAAGTTATCGATCCAATGACAGCGGTAGTTTCCACAACTTTATCATCGAACGGTCCGCCGAAGTCACGCGGGTCAGGAGTTATCTTATCTCCTGAGCCAAAGCCGACGGCAGGCGTGATTCCTGTCAATCCACCTCTCATCACGAAGTCGTAAAGTCCGCGAAGTTCGATGAAATCGGCTTTTGTTTCTTCTGCGAGTCGTTTATAGAGTTCCCACAACTGCGCTCGTCTTTCAGGAAACATAACTCGCTCATTCCGTGTGCCTGTTTCAATATCGACGCTTATTCTCTGATTACCCCAAAAGTCGATTGCAGGCGGAATCAGTCGCATTGCTGTCAGCTTGCCCAAAAACTCCAATAACATCGGATCATATGAAGTCGCTTCTAAAGAAGCTGCTGGAGCTGTTGCAAACAGCCGAAACTTGACATAATCAGCATGAGCTTGAAACCCATCAACAGGGCCAAACGCAGTCGCCCTTAGCATGGCATCATAGCTCGCTGGAATATATCTGCGGACTATGTCAAGTACGGCTCCCAATTGTACCTACTTCTTTGCCTCGTCTTTATTTAGCTTCTTGGGCTTGGGCGGCTCGGGCTGCCCTGCCCGCCGACCTGTTTCTCCAGCAACAGCTTCTGCTTCTGGAGTCAGATGACGCGCAGGACTTGATTCGTGCGCATCTCCTTCTGCCATTATTCCTCCTTGTTCGCTTTCTTCTCGATTGCATTTGATAGTGCTTCCATGACCGTGATGCGCTGCTCATGTATTTCTTCGTGCGCTTTTGCTGCAGCTAGCTCAAGATCATCCCAGCTAGAGATTGCTTGCAAAATCTCAGCTGCCTTCATCAAATCATATTCAGGAGGTAGAAGCACTTCTCTCGAGATTCGTTCATTTTGTTGCGCGATCTGATCAGCTTCCTGATCGGAAACCTTCTTGATCAAACTACGCACATGTGCATCACCTTTGTTATAAGCCTCTTTGTAAAAAGAAGCAATCAGCTGACCAGTGATAACAGTACCAGCTGCTCGAAACACATTACGCGTTTCTTCACGCCCATCATCAAACTGTTGCAATGGTTGAGGTAAATACGTATCAATAAGTACTTGATAGTTATCCATCGTGTGTTCTTCTGTCGTCGTGCTCATGCGATCTTTGCCCAAACGAATGTCTCCGGCATCAACAGCCGAGGAATTCTGGCCGAGGCCAGCCGTAAGAAATGCGTCTTGCTCATATGATCAAGCATGACTTCAGCTTGCGTACCGACCCTTGTTGCAGTCGTGTTGTATCCAGTTGAAACAGTCACTGGACCATCCAGCGTTTCCGCAATCCGCTGTCCATCGAGCACGTAATCAGTAGTTAGGAGTACGTGATCTTCAGGCAGATAGCGCGTTACCTGAGAAGCAGCTTCTCCAGTGACACCAACATCGCGATAGCCCTGATCGTAGATGACAACATCAACCTGCGCTGCGAAGCTCTGGAAGACCTCAAGAATGAGCTGCTTAGTCGGACGCTTGGGATATGAACGCGGCTCGTTCCATGTAACTATTTCCTTGATCTTCGTATTGCGAATCAAATAATCCCAGACCTTGGAACCCATGTGCAATCGCGTACCATAAAAACCGCTATCATCAGCGATCTTTTCTGACCACGCTTGAACATCGGCAACTGGATCAGCATTAGCAACATCCGACCAAAGAGTCGACGCTGTCGGCTGATGTCCTGCGGGGAGCCCATAATCAATATGAAGCTTGTCCCCAGTCGGATAAGTAATAACCAGAGCGCCAGAAAAAGCTGCCCAGCGCATCGCCTCTGTGAGACGCTCGTTGCGCAGCCGTGCAATCTCGCCTCTAATTACCAACTCGTTCCCGGACGACTTTCGCACATTCGGGTCGGAAGAGTTGAGCTTCCGCCAGTCTTCCTCGTCGATCTGCTCCATTTCGTCCAAAAGCACCAGCCCGATGATTTCTTCGCGCCACGTTAGCGCTGTCTTGAACAGCGGCGGCGTAGCGGCCGGAGCACGGAACTGACCCTTACCGAATGCCTTGACATCAGCTACACGAAGCTTCGCCTGCATTTCCTGATGCGGCGTGAGCGGAGCGATTACATCACCCAGCCTAACACCGTCCCTTGTTTCCGTTTTTCGCTGAAGCGGCTTGGTGATTACATCAGTTAGGGTCGCTTGATCCCACAGGTCGAAGTCGATAATATTAGCCACGGTTTACTCACCTCCTCCCCTACTCGAAGTTGTTAAATGCCCGCAATGAGGCACCATCTGTACCTTCCATGATTGCACTGAGGTACAGCGTGAAGTTGACAAGTGCTTGCGTCGCAAAGACGCAACCGAAGAAGAACATAGGCGCAGGCTCCGAGGAGGCCGTGTTCCTAGACAGTAGATCAACGGGCCTTGCAAGAACCCCGTCGATTTTTCCTGCTCCCTTATATTCAACATGCTTATCGACATTTGTTGCTGAAATACGCAATAGCGTCCCCGCAGGTACGACATACCTACTGCCATCTGCAGGAATGTTAAAGTCCATCGCATCAATGACGATCGACTTTTTAGCACCAAGACCAACAGGAAATTTCAAGATTTCTTTGTCGTCCCATTGTGCTGACTGTTGCACGTTAAAGGGCATTCACCTCACCTCCTCTCTACTCTTCCGCCAGGCCCATTTTGTCGGCAATCGAAGCCTTGATCTGAGTTACTCCTGCTTCATCCAGACCAAGATATTCCGCTGCTTCCGCTTCTCCATGAAGGAAGGCGTGTGCGCGGAATGTCTTCTCTGCCTCTGTCAGATTCTCTTCTAGCACCCCCACAGGAGGCGGCGTATTGTCGTTATCGCGATCTGATACCGAGCCTTCAGTCAGATTGACAAAAGCGTCATCAGGGACCGAATCCATGATCCGTTCGACGACATCACTTAACGTCAACTCTACTTCTGTCCGAGAACGTCCGTTCTGCTCTGTAAAGTTGAATGTTCTCTCGCCATCATCAGCCATCAGCATCTGTCTCGCGATCTCGACTGTCGCGGGCGGGAACTTTCCTTGCCAACGCCCGACGAGCTTCTCTACGCGATCTTCCTGAACGCGTGCGCGAAGATTCAGCAATTCTTCATGCATTTGCTGAACTTGCTCTTCTGTAAACTGAACTTCTGTACTACTCACTCTTGACTCACCTCCTCGGGAGTTGCGTGTTTTCTTGACGACATAAAGCTTTTTTACAGGTTTTGGAGGTTCAACTGGCTCTTCTTCTTCCGAGAGCACCAGTGAAACAACTTCTCCTTCAGTCATATTAGCGCTACCAAACGGAACTAATCCGCCGATCCATGGTTTGTTTGTGAGTGCAACATGATCAATAACGGCACCAAATTGTTGTGCCGTCTCTTTGTTCAAATAATCAAAAACAATTCCTGCGCTTGTATTAGCAATTGTACCTCGTTTCACTTTACCTTCGATATCAGGTTCAGTAAAACGTGGCTTGGCGCGAAGTATTGCAATCTTCTTTCCTGTGTTCGGATCTTCACGGTCAACAATGGCTAAATCATCAATAAAGCCTGTATTTTCTGTAACTTTGTTATCATGTGACGTTGGAATCGTTACATGCTGAATAGCGCCAGCTTTAAAATTGTTTACAAGTTCTTGAAGCGAGACAATACTTTTCTTCCAGTCTGATGGCCCATCTCGTCGTACATGGAACGGAACAGGAACCGGCTTCTGCCCCGGACCAGGGCGCATTTTGAAAGTGCCCTCGCGAAGGATTTCTTTCCACCCATCTTCGCTTTGGGTGCCTTCGAAATAGAACTCGCTGAGGCCACCTGCCTCAGAAAACGTGGCGTGACCAGAAAAGAAATCGCAAGACATTTCTGGCGTCACGTCATCACGCCAAAGCGCACATGTAGCTGGCGTTTCTTCAAATGACTGTCTGAACCACCTACACGCAGCACATGACGTCTGCGGCATGTCACCCATACGGTAGTTCGCTACATCTGGAATGGCAGAGGTAGGATCATCACTATCAGCGAGCATGGCGGCGATGAGTTCATCGTCGAGTGAGAGAAGCGCCTCCTCCTGCTCTTCTGTCAACTCAAGGCCGATCTCGTCGACAAGAGCATTGAACTCGGCCACTTCTTCAGGCGTCGGATCTTCGCTGAGGCTCTTTTTACGTTCGTCTCCACGCCACTTGGTCGTCCCACGAATAAGATCCTTAAGCACCGCACAGGTTTTCTGAGCGCGATCTGCTCCAAAACGCTTCGTGTTGTCTCGTATGCAACTAGTGAAAGGATGTCTCTTTCCAGCATAGAAGCGCAGGAGCGGTGAAAGTTTCTTGCGTGCTTCTGGCCCAACAGTCTTCGCGGAGAAGAGCGCGACAGTGAGATAGGCATCTGCCTCCTCTTCTGTAAACACTAACGGTTCCCAGTCTTCGGCATTCATTTGACTGTCAAGAACGCTCGTCATCGCCTCCCGTTCTCTCTTTCAATAAGTCGAATACAAGCTTGTCCGCTGGCGCGAAGCACCAACGGCAATCAGGGCATTTGTAAATGGTTGTCGTCTCTTCAGCGAATTCTTCGATGAGCTGCATTGGCACATACTGAAGAATGTCGTGCGGCTTCTTGCATCGTGGGCATACCATATTACGCCCCTCAATGAGACGCCGACGCTGATGAACACGACGTGTCACATGTGCCATCGTTCCAACGATAGGTTTATTACCGTATATGTAAGCGTGGCAAAAGTTACCTTGTTGCCATAAGAATTTTTTCATGCTATAATAAATATCAAATTAATACAGGCATGGCTCGTGCCCGCCTAAGATTTAGGCG